TTAGTTACGACCAATCCCCATTTGAACCATTAAATCACGTTCAATTTCTTCATTTTTCTCGTTCAGTCTTTTGTTAATGAAAAATGCATCAATTAATGTCCAGAATCCAAGGCCTCCAAGAGTTAAAGTCATACCAACAGCATACCCAACATCACCAAGATAATATCTGTGTCCACCCAGACCCCCTAAGAAAAACCATAATAACCATGCAACTAAAGGCTTTTTCTCTTTTTTGTCCATTTCTGAACGTAGTAATAGTAATTCATTTTGACTCATGTTTTGTTTAGCATGTAAATTCATATTTACAGCCTCCTTTATAAATTTTTATGATAAAGGCAAAATTGCCGAATATCCAAATTAATATTTTTCAATTTTTAAAGGTTCAAATTGTATCCTGTAACCATCGTATTTTACATATTGTCCAAACTTACTTTTATAATCATCAATAATATTCTTAAAGTGACTACGATCTATTTCTAAGCAAAGGCACATTTCGTATATATCTCCCCAATGCCCATGTTCATAGCATTTAATTAATCGTTCTAAGGGTAATATAAGTTTGTGGCCATATCTTCTAGCTCTTAATTCTTGTCTTGCTGCATCAACATTATATTGTCGTCTATATGCATTAGTGATATCACCATATGAAGTTTCATGATGCCCGATTTCTTCTGCAAGATGTCCATTTTGCATATAATAATTAAGTCTATCTGCTAAAGTGATAATCCCGTTAGGATATTCAAAGTATCTTTCGTATAATCCTCCCATTTTAACAGGCATATCTTCATCATATTCAATTACCATGTTTGGATAAGGATCCAATAATCTCTCTCTAAGTTGCATCTTCACAACTCCTTACTTATTTCGATTATTTCTTAAATTGCGTCTCATTTCTATGTATGCTAATATTTCTTCTATTTCTTCTTCAGTGGCATCATCATCAATATGGGCAGCTATTGTCTCAGCAATCTCATTGTGATCATTAGAATTAGAGTTATCTTCTTCCCAACCCATTAAATATGCTGGTGTAGTAAATAAATACTTTGCAATTTTTTCGAGAGTAGTAGCTGGCATTTTTTCAATATCACCATTTTCATACCTAAAAATAGTTGCTCTTGATACTCCAACAGCTTTAGCTAAATCGTCGGCAGATACATTTCTCTTTATTCTTAATTTTTTAATTCTTGCACCGACACACATAAAAATCCTCCTAGTAGTCTTTTTGTCTACAAGTTCATTATAAATTTTACGTTTCATTTTTGCAACAATAAAATGTTTCATTTATGCAACTAAATTATTGACTTTAAACATGGCTATGCTATTATTAAATTACGAAGTCGCACAAATGAGACTTAAAAGGAGTGGAATATGGTAGATATTAAAGAACTAAAAAAAATGATTGCAAGTAAAGGTTATAATCTTGAACAATTTGCTGAGAAAATCGGTATGGGCAGAAGCACCTTATACAGAAAAATGAAAGATAATGGTAATAATTTTACGATAGGTGAAATAGAAACTATTGTTAAAATATTGAAACTAACAAAAAAGGAATCAATCTCTATTTTTTTTATAAATTGAGTCGCATTTATGAGACTTCGTAATAATTTTAAGGAGGTAAATTATGCAAATATCAATTCCTGATGAATTCATTGAAGAACTTGTGATGAAGAAAGTTGAAGAAAAGTTGAATGATTGTAAGCACATGTATGCTGCGGTAGATATGAAGAAGTTAATTGAATTGACAGGTTTAAGTAAAACAACTTTAACAAATCAATATACAAACCAGCAGGAGTTCGTGGAAATAACAGTTAAACATGGAGCGAGAGTTTTGTATTTATATCCAGAATGCTTAGAAGTATTTAAAAAATTAATAAAGGAGAGACAAAAATGAAGTATTTATTAGCGATTATTATACAAGCGCTACTTACATTATCAGCATTTGCAATTAGCTTAATTTACTGCATGGCTATTAACACTTCGATGGATCCATTAGCTTTAACGGTTACAATCATGTTTTTCTTAATGCTAATCATCTATGGAGGTACTGATGCAGGAAAGTTATTACAAGACAAATAAAAAACCGCATCTAAATTCGCAGTTTAGAAGCGGTTTAAGAAAAACGGTTATGAAAATGAACAACCTAATTATAACACATGGAGGTTATGAAAATGAACGAAATTAAAGTAATTAGCAGTGAAAATATTTTAGGGCAGGAATTTAAAATCTACGGAGATTTTGAGAATCCATTATTTTTAGCAAAAGATGTTGCTAACTGGATTGAACATAGTAACCCAACTGAAATGTTGCGAGGTATCGATGAGGAAGAAAGGCTGAACTCAGTAATCCTTAGTGCAGGTCAAAGACGCTCAGCAACAATGCTAACTGAATATGGCCTATATGAAGTTTTAATGCAATCAAGAAAACCTATCGCAAAGCAATTTAAAAAACAAGTTAAGCATATTCTTAAGCAATTAAGAATTAAAGGTGAATACAAAGTACCGTCTAATCCGATGGAAGCACTTGAACTAATGTTCCAGGAACAAAAAAACACAAAAGAAGAAGTAGCAAATATTAAAAGTGAAGTTATCGATTTAAAAGAAAATCAGAAGCTTGCATCTGATGAATATGATCATCTACGTAGAACAATTAATAAACGCGTGATGTCAGTGATTGATATTCAAAAGTTATATGGACAGACGAAAGAAGAAAATAAGCAGATTAAAGACTTGCTATATAAAGACATCAACAACGAAGTAAATAGTTCATGCTATGTAACTACGAGAACACAAATACGTCAGAAATACTCAGATAGAGCGTTACAGACGGCATTTAATTGGCACCCTAATCAATCTACCCTCAATAGAATTAAAGACATTCAGGACGGTTCTGTTGAAGTGAGAGGTGTATCGAATGGCTACTAGATTCGGAGATGTAGACTTATTAAAACTAGAAGGATTCCAGGAATCAACTTCACATAATCTTGAATGGATTAAATCATTTGATAATTACAAAGCATTTATATATTTAAAAGACTCATGCTGGTATCTGCAAGTTGCTAAGTACGGTGTAGATGGAGTAGGTAAAACAAAAATGACAGTGCATAAGCAGTTTGCAGATCTTGAAGGATTACTTAATTACTTTAGAAAGATTGAAGGTGGAATAAATGTCTAAATTATTGATGGATGAACACCCTATACAAGTGATGCCTACCCTGGCATCACATATAGGACTAAATGAAGCAATCATACTACAACAAATGCATTACTGGTTATCTAAAAGTAATCATAAACATGACGGAAGAATGTGGATTTATAACACCGTTAAAGGATGGGCAGAACAATTTCCTTTTTGGAGTGAATCAACAATCAAGAGAGCGATTAATAATCTTACAAAAAAAGAGTTGGTTTTAATCGGCAATTATAATAAAGCGAAATTCGATAAAACGCTTTGGTACTCAATTGATTATGAAAAATTAGACGAGTTAGAACGAGTGAACAATCGATTAGGTCAAAATGACCTAACGAGTAGTTCAAAACGACCAAATGGAGAAGTTCAGAATGACCAAAGGAAAGAGTCAGATTGGTCTAATGGAGAAGGTCAAGATGACCAAACCAATACCATAGACTACACAGAGACTACTACAGAGACTATACCAGAGACTACCACCAAAGAAGACCAGGTGGCGGTAGATGATAAAGAATTTGCATCGGTTTATAAATTCTACACAGAAAACATAGATCAGACTCCTAATAACTCAATAATCCAGTCAATGTCAGATGACTTAAAAGAATTTGGTTATGATCTGATGATGTATGTAATGGATATTGCAGCGAATAATAAGGCCACTCGATATGGATATGTTAATACAATATTCAAAAGATGTAGAGCTGAGAACATTAAAACTGTAGAACAAGCAGAGTTGAAAGCTCAGGAAAAAGCAATGCAACGCTTTAAATATAAAAATAATCAATCAATAGAGATTACTCCTAAATGGCTTGAACAAGAAGGTAAGACGACTGAAAGTAATCATCATAATTCTAAAGAATTGAGCGATGATGAGCTTGAAAAGGAACGTGAGAAGTTAAGAAAAGAACTCGAAGAAAGTGCAAGAGAGTTTGAGGATAAAGGCGGTGTCAGACATCATGCATAAAGAAGTGACATTTACTAAAGAGCAATTGCTAGACATCTTAGACGGTAAGGTAATCGTAAAAAGAGATATAGATGGCATAATGCACCGCTTCATGATTGATAAATCCACCAGAGCCACAAAGTATTTCAAAGTGTATTACGACTTGCTAAGCAGGAGGAATAATACGGTAATTACTAACTTAACTCAGATTGTCCAAGCAATTTCAGTTGAAGAAGCTGTAGAAGAAATAAAGAAGAAGTACGATGGTCGGACTTTAAGTATAGCTGTTAATAGAATCAGTGAAAGGAGGATGTGACATGAACAAATTAAACGTATTAAAAATAGCCCTCTTAATCGTCATCTTGGCGGAAGAGATTAAGAGAGCTAAAGAGTTCAAATACTTACAGTTAGATAGAGACAAGTTCAAAGAAGAGTATCATACATTAGTTAAATCAACTATCTAGTATGACAAACATTAGAACAGAAATAACAGCCGTCAATTTTCCATGTTGGATATTTCATTTTTGCTTCTTGGACTGCAGGAGTACAACTTGAAAACATACCAATATAAACTCTATTCCATTCTGCGGGAAGGTAACGACACTCAGATGTATGTACTTCATGATTTCCGTTAACATCTGCGATCTTATTTAAATAATAATAGTTCATATTTTTCACCACCTTTCTTAATTAGATTAAGAAAATTATACAGTAAAAAGTTACAAAAGATAACAACACTATGAATCGAAAAGGAGATTACCTGGATGACAATCAAAGTAATGGTATTCGAACGTAAAAATAAAATAGAACGTTACATGTGTTCCAATTATCACGAGTGGCCAAGCTATGACGATGAATATGGAGATGTAGAACTGAAAGATATTGAAAGAGCATATATAGTTTGGGAAAACGATTCAAAACCAGCAAACGATACAACTTTTAAAAATTGGTATGAAGATATGGTAAATCTCGATAAAGCAATTAAAGAGAAGTGGGGACAAGATGCTGTAAACAGTTTGAATCCTGATTTAATACTTGAAAATTATGATTACAAATTTATAGATATTCCTACTAGTAAATTAGAAGCGGTATTAGATATTGAGAGACATGGTTACGAATCAGAATATTTAAAGGAGTATTACAAAAAATGATAAATAGAGTTGTCTTAGTTGGACGTTTAACAAAGGATCCTGAATACAGAGTTACACAATCTGGAGTTGCTGTAGCATCGTTCACATTAGCAGTAAATCGCACTTTTACAAATGCTAATGGTGAGCGACAAGCAGACTTTATAAACTGTATCGTATTCAGAAAGCAAGCAGACAACGTAAATACTTATCTGCATAAAGGTAGCTTAGCTGGTGTAGATGGCAGATTACAATCACGTAGCTATGAGAATCAAGAAGGCAGACGAGTATTCGTAACTGAAGTTGTATGTGAATCAGTTCAATTCCTAGAACCGAAGAATTCAAGAAATGGTGCAGATCACTATGAAGATTATCCGCAAGCACAAAAAACAAATGATTATGCAGAACGAGAGAAAAAGGCACAGGAGACAATGCCAGGTAATAATCCCTTTGCTAATGCAGATGGACCAATAGATATTAGTGATGACGATTTACCGTTTTAAAGAGGTGATTTAAATGTCTAGAGTATATCAAATCGTTTACGACAGACAATATTTTAAATATTTAGAAGTAGCAAAGGCAAACGGAATTAATGAACTGAAGTATAGACAAAGGTTAAGAAGTGGCCATACACATTTAAATGCAGCAAGTCAATGGGATGGTACAGTACCGCAAAAGAGAGACAGTAAAGAAACTGATATCAAAAATTACTTTAGATATAACATGCCGATGAAAAGAGAGTATCTCGAATATTTAAATCAAAATCAAGAATTCTATCAAGATATGGTCGAAGTATTTGGATATACAGATCAGATTAAAGGCATCTTAAATAAAACATATATTTCAGCAGGATATTGAGGTGTGAACAATGAATAAAATAATCAGCAGAGTATCAACAAACAACAAAAGTTTAGAAATTGGAGTAAACAATGTTGCAGTCATTGAGTTTAGACAAAGTGAAAAGGGCGGAACTATGGGACCTTTCGATATATATAACGCTTATGATAGCAAAGGAAAATTACTAGCAGTTGAAGGCTTTTTCCTAAAAGACGGATTGCACATTGAATACAAGAACGTAAGGCCTGAAAGACAACCTACATTATTTGATTATATGTGAAGGAGATAAGCTATGGACAGATATGCGAAAGCTATAATCAGTCAATTCAATGGATTGATTGATAGCAAAGTAGTGACAGAGGATGAAGTAACAAAAGAGTTACGTTGCGTGATTAGAGACAAAAGCGGTAGAGAAAGCAGAAAGTATTTTAGGGGGCATACCTGGAACGCAGTAGCTTATGAGATTAACGGATTTATGAATACGAAGGAATTTAAAGAGGTCTACGTATGGCCACTACAACCAATATATAACTAAAGGAGAATGAGCAATGACAAACGAATTAATTAAATATGCAGAACTGATTAGAGAGTGGTCTACAGAACGAGGACTACATGATAAAGATCCACGTAAGCAGATATTGAAGCTTGGTGAAGAAGCGGGAGAATTATTTGCTGGTATCGCTAAAAAGAAGATTGATTTAGTGAAGGATGCAGTTGGTGATGTGTTTGTTGTAATCATCATCTACTGTCAGCAAAAAGGAATAAAAATTGATGAAGTACTAGAAGCATTTAATGTTACTCAAAGAAGTTATGAAGAAAATGACAACGATTCAACGCTATACAGTCTAAAGCTGATGCAGAAAATTGGAATGTTAGCAGCAGATACTATATACAGCGATAACAACAATAATATTCGACTACAAGTGACATGGGTGCTGGAAGACCTGCTTACAGTATGTCAGGTTAAAAACTTAGATTTTATCGAGTGCATAGAAATGGCGTATAACGAAATCAAAGACAGAAAGGGCGAGATGAAAGATGGAACATTTGTTAAAGCATCAGATCTCGAAAACCACCATTAAGTCTAAGAAGTATTTGAAACAGTTTCAAAGGACAGTTAAGCAATCAGTAAAATTAATTGAAAGTAGAAATAAGGATGAACAAGAACAACGATAAAGAAAAGAAAGACATATTAGAACGAGTAAGAGAACTACTGAATAAATGATTTGAAGCGGTAAGCCGCTTCTTATCTCTATTTACATACAAGAGGTGTTAAATGGTAGCACATTATAACAAGCAAGGTTTCAGAGGACGATGGTTAGAAGATAGGATCGTTCAGACTAATAACATGTATCGACATAGAAATATAGCATTAGTGACTAAAGTTCCTACACCAACAGCAGTAACGCGAAAAGGTGGCCAACTTGTAGGTGCTAAATATACAGAGAAGTCAATCGTTGACTTTGTAGGCATATATCATACAGGACAGTTTATAGCATTCGATACTAAAGAATGTCAGCAGACGAGTTTTCCTTTCAAGAACGTTAAGAAGCACCAGGAAGACTATTTGAACGATGTGAAGCGATTGAATGGCATAGCATTCATTCTCATATTCTTTCGTAACTTTAATGAGATGTACCTAGTTTATATTGATGAATACATGACTTTAAAAGAGTCGTTAGGGCGTAAGAGTATTCCTAATCAGTGGTTTAAAGATAATAAAGTAAAAGTGAAGACACAGAATGGTTATTATTTTGATTACTTGAATGCGAAGGGCACAAACATATAGGAGTGATCATATGTTTAAGAAAGGCAAGTATATTAAATGCAAAAACACAGGTAACTTATATGTGATTACAGGATGCAGCAAGTCGCATGTTTACTTCAAAGGTTGGGGTATAACTGGCGGAATACCTAAAGTGGCGTTTAGTGATGATTTTACATTGATTTAGGAGGAAATGAGAGATGGATGAAAGATTACCACTAACATCAAGTATAACTGATGTAGCAGATATGTTTGTGAACAAGGATTACGAAGTGAGCATTTTTAAATCTGATTTCAATGGAATACCATGTATTGATTTAATGATAGAACCTATAGGTGTAATTCATTATATAGCTGGTTTGAATGGGTTACCTCAAGAATATGTTTTTGATGGATGGTACGGAATCGGTAAAACCATAAATTTTGGTGAAGATAGTAGAAAGTTTTTAGAACACATAGATAATGTAATCGATAGACTTGGCTAATCGAAAGGAGAGAGGGATTGTGGATTATGAAAAAGCATATAAAGATTTAAGAATAAGCATCTATCAAGCGAGAGATGAAGTGGAAGAAGAATATAGTCAAGCTGACGATGTATTAGATGAATTGATTTATAAGATAGAAGAACTCGAAAAGGAGAATGACGAATGACTTGCACAAATGACCCAACACAAGATTTAAAACAAGTGATTAAATTTTATGAGTATCTAAAAGCTGAACGTGACCATCTAGAAATGATTGTATCTGAAATGATACATTACTTAGTTAAACAGATTGAAGTATATGAAAGTGAAGATTTTGAAAGTGGAGTTGAAGTTTTGAAAGATGTTTTAAATAAGATGCAGGACATCGAAAAGGAGAATGACGAATGATAAAACGTAAAACAGCTCATGTCAATATTCCACCATTTTTAATTGACGGTTCTAACCGTTTAGAGAATTTCGTTTTGAATAACATAAACATATATAAAAAACTAGGTTATCGAGATATATGGTTTAACGTAATGATTATTTATAACCAGGATTTAGAGGAAGTACTGCGAATCAATGGTATTCGTTCGTATGGCATGATGTTTGATGGTTCATTCCATCATTCGAAGGTGTTTTTAAATCCAACGTGGATAGACAAAATTAGATGCAGACTAAATCACACAAAAACAGAGTAAAACGGAGTAATGAAGACTAACTCACGAAAGGAGAGAGGGATTGTGAAAGACATGATAAATAAAATAAGATTCACTACCGTTAACAATAAATTGTTCAGTATATTTCTTTTATTATCGTGGATATATCTTATGGTTCATTCTAATGTACCTGCAAAAATATCAATCACATTAGTGATACTTGCGTTTTTACAAGAAAAATATATACAAACTAGATATGCGTTAATCATATCAACTATGATGTTAAATCTTGAAGATGAAACAAAAATGGCAATTAAACTTTCTGATGAACGAATTAATCGAAAAGGAGAATGATGAATGATTAAAGTAGGGGATAAGTTACTTATTAAAGGCGAAGTATATATTATTCAAAACGAAAGTTACAACGACAACAAAGTCGAAGCAAAGTGTATGAGTGAACTAAAATTTGTTGAAATGGAATTTGACACTGCGTTAGGTTATGCATTTGCGTATGAAAAACAACGTGCTGATGAACTAGAAAAGCGATGGAAAAAATTAAAGGAACATTTCGTCAAAGAAAAAGAAAAATCTTTCGGTATGTTAAGTTGGTCAAGAAATAATGGAACGTTAGAACTTATAGAGAGATTACAGGAGGACGACAATGCGTGATCCAAACAGAGTACTACACGACTTCGAGACCATTTTAAAACAACAGAACGAGAAAGGGATAGCCGAATATGGTCAATCCCTCTCACGTTCAAAGTTATCAGCAAGCGAACTACTCGACTATGAACTAGATGAGCTAGTAGACAGCGTACAGTATAACAGAGTAGCAAAGCAACGCACATTACAAGCAGTCGCATTGTTAAAGCAGGATACACCTAATGTAGAGGGTGCGATTAAATTATTGGAGGGATAACTAATGAAGAGTAGAAGACATAGAGCAATCTATTGGGCATATACAGGACAAAAGAAAAAGCATAGAGTAGCACGATCTACAAATGAATTAGAAGCAAGGTTTAATATTGTTAAGGCTATGAAGTACATGGTTAGTAAAGCAATGAGGGCACTTAGTGAATCTGCTAGTAAATGGAATGCAGCTATAAGCAAAAACAGACACTTGAAGCGGTCATAAAAAAAGAGCCTTCATGGCTCTGCATAATATACTCGACACCTATATTATATCAGAATCATGGAGGTTACTAAATGACTTTATTATTAGAGATTAAGAACCTGGACTTTATCAAAACAAGAAAGAATGTATACAAGCTATTTAACAAATACAACAGATTACTTTGTCTAATGCCAGTAAGAAGTTATCCATCTGTTACTCAGTCATTTAGTTTAGAACCACCAACAACAGTTAAGGATCTGAATAAGATTGAGTTAAGTGTATCGAAGAACATTGAGCGTGAGCAGATGATGTTAGAAAGACAACAATTAATGGATAATCTTCACAATGCTATTGATAATCTAAAGCCTGATGAAAAGTATATTATCGTTAATAAGTATCTACAGGAAGAGCGAGGTATAGATATTGATATTTATACAGAATTAGGTATAGGGAAGACAAAGTACTATGAGATTAAGAATGATGCTATTATACGACTTGCTTTTTATTTAGGGATGGAAGAGTATTCGGAGGTGACAGAGTAATGAATTTTGTAGAACCTATTCGTAATCCAGACATGATAAAAGCGATTGAGAGACATCTAAAAGAGCAGAATGAGCGTAACTATATATTATTCCTTATCGGGATATATTGCGGTCTAAGAATATCGGATATATTACAGTTAAGAGTTTCATCTGTGCAGGGTAACACAATTAGATTGAGAGAACAAAAGACAGGTAAGCAAAGAAAGATAGTAATCCATAGGAATTTAAAAGGACCTTTAAATGATTTTATAAAAGGTAAACCACCTGAAGAATTTATTATAAAATCGCGACAGGGATTTAATAAACCGATTAGTCGAGATATGGCGTATAAGATATTGAGAGAACTAACAGATTACTTTGACCTGGAATCAATCGGTACTCACTCGATGCGTAAGACTTTCGGATATCATTATTACAAAGGAACGAAAGACGTTGCTACACTACAGAAGATATTTAATCATAGTAGTGAAGCAATCACATTGAAGTATATAGGAATAACACAAGATAGCATTGATGAAGCGATGACTAACTTTGAATTTGTGTATTAAAACTCGGATATCCACCTTCATATTTTTTATATATTGTATAATTAATAAAAAATATGAAGGTGGATGCTTGTGAATATATTTGAATTTTATTGGGAATTATTAAAAAATAATGCATACAAACTAAGTACATTTGATATGCTTAAGGACATTTATATTCCATTGCTAAATGTGGGTGTAGTGTTTTATATATTTCGTAAAGGCGAGAAAGGAAGGAAAGAAGATCAGCTAAGTAATTTTGAATTTCAAGGAAAATTAGCTGATAAAAACAATGCTATACAAAAAATAAATAATCGACCTGCATTTCATTTTGATAGATTAGATTTTGATATTACAGTTCCTATGGAGTATAAGTATTTATCTAGGTTAAAATGGTTTAATAACGATGATGAATTAAATTTAAAAGAATTTAGAGAGTTAATGAGAAATCAAAAGCTAGAATTATATTTAAGAAATATAGGTAAAGGAAATGCGAAAAATGTTGTTACTACTATGAATAATATAAATACTATAGGTTATCTAAGTAATAATCTTGATGAAAATTTGGATGGAGTAAATAAATTAAATGAAGTGGAAAAATATAAGATAATAAATAGTGATATTGTTGTTGAAAGAATAGATGGAAAAGGTAGCTATAGAAAAGAAATTAATGGAGAAAAAGTCACAACAATCTATAGAAATAGAGTTATACCTTCAAATGCAACTCAAATCATCCCTTTGGATTTTAGCGATTTACTAGCATTTAATTATTATATTTTCAAAAACGATAAAAAAAAGGTTATACCAATTTTAAGGTTTCATGTACAATATAGTGATTATTTAAACGATGGAAAAGAACAGAATTACGAGGAATATATTAATATAGCAATAAGTAATTATACAGTCAGAAGTGTGTATGGTAAAAACATCTACGAGATCAATATTAGAATTGATGAACTGACAGAAGAGAGAATAGAACTTTTTGAAAGAGAAGGGAAATATAAATATTTTAATCAATAATATTTTTTATTACTAATAGATTTGACTAAAAATCAGATCTATTTTTTTATATGCAAAACCCTTTAATTACATAAAGAGTTATACATATATAAGCTATGTATAACTAATTTTCAGAAAACTTGTGGAAGTATTGATATATAAAGGGTTATAATATGTTTGTGAGTTATACACAATATTAGATATGAATAACTCAAATATATATAAGGAGATGATTGTTTTGAATATGTATATTGAAGTAAATGATAAGTTAAGAAAAGAACATGAAGAGTTTTTGGAAAAAGAAAGAGAGCGTCAAGAAGAAAACGCATTATACGTGGATAATGTAATAGAAAAAATAAAAGCAGAAGTAGATGATATTAAAACAGCAATACAAAACTTAGGATATACTCCTACTCATAGAATAACTAACAACATTGAAGATGAAATAGCGATCAGTATTGTTGCCAACAGATTTGAATTACCTAACAGCACAACACCAATCAGAAATGCTAGATTTGTTGTGTGGCGAAATAGAGATGAAGGTGAAATAGCAATATTATCCGGTTCAGTAATCGAAGTGGATGAAAGATTGAAAAAGAATGATTTTATAAAACATGAAGCAAAAAAATTATTTGCATTAGAAGATGCTGGTATAAAAGATTTAGTAAAACAAGAATATTACAAAAGTGCTAAAGTATTGATTGGTTGATTATCATTTTATTTCCCGAACTTTTCGCGAACTTTTGACGGACTTTTTGTGAACACATTTATTATTTAGATGTATTAATATTATATTGTAGATAAATATATCAAGGGCACGAGCGATATGCTTGTGTCCTTTTTGTTTGGTGGTGAAGCAATGGTTAGTAAGTCTGATAGTGTATGTGCTTATCCTGGATGCAGTAGAACTACGAGTGATAGATACTGTGAGGTACATAGCGGTACTGCTAAGCAGAAACATAAGGAGTATGATCGTGAACGTACAGACCAACAAGAAGTTAGTTTCTATAACTCGAAGCAGTGGAAAGATGTTAGAGCTGCTGTACTTCAACGTGACTTCTATTTGTGTCAGCAATGTAAACGTCAGGGTATTACAACCTTTGGTAACATAGTACATCATATAGTAGAGCTTAAGGATGACTGGTCACTGAGACTAGACATGAACAACCTAGAGACTGTGTGCAGTGCATGTCACAACCAAGAGCATACCAAGACAAAGAAGGGCCTTAATACAAGTACTAAGAATCATGTAATAGTCGTTGTTGGATTGCCTGGAAGTGGTAAGAGTACCTTTGTTTATAATAACTGTGATAAAGAGAAAGACATAGTTATTGATATGGATGAAATAATATCAACAATGACATTTAAACCAATTCATGATAGAACTCTAAATGCATACGATTCAATCGAAATGGTAAACGATATGATTAAAGCTGTTATAGACAATCTAACATTAGAAAAATACAAGTTTAAAAGGGTTTGGTTGATTAGATCAACACTAAGCACATCAGAATCGAATAAGCTTAAGCGCATCAACTGTAAATTTGTACACATTATCAGACAAAGAAGTTTGTGTGAACATACAGTAGAAGTTGCAGGCAGAACGATTCAAAGCAATGTATTTACTCAGATTGAAGACAACATAACCAAAATGAAACAGATTTTAAAAGTGGAAGAGTATGAAGCTTATGAAAAAATAAAATTTTAATTCACACCCCCCACCTTAAATCTCTAAGAAAAACCGTCAAAACAACGGCGCCCCAGTCAAACGCACGCAAAATTCGCTCAAAAAAATCTCAATATAACAAAAAGGAGGTGCATTACATGGGAAATCAAGCGCAATCCATCGAATTACAATTGATACATGGGAATAAGAACCGTAGGACAAAAGCTGAAATTGAAAAACGACGAAAAGCTGAAGAAGCGTTGAAAGCTGCAAAGGATAAACTGAAACCTCCTACCTGGCTAGATAAGTTGGCCAAGAAAGAATTCAAATATATTGTGGATCAGATGTCTGAGTTAGATGTATTAAATAATCTTGATGTTCATGCTTTGTCAATGTACTGTGATGCATACTCTAATTATGTTGAGATAACTAAGCTTATTAATGAGACAGGTTTAGCAAGAAGAGTAGTCGTTGATTATACAGAGGATAATGAGCCGATTTATGAATTGGTTATGGACAAAGAAGCAATATTAAGAAAGAAACAATTCTATGATCAGGTCAGACAGTTAGGAATTCAGTTTGGATTTACGCCATCTGCTCGAGCAAAGATGGCATTATCACAAGCAAAGGCGGAACTCGCTGGAGAAGATGAGGAGTTTGATGTGTAATGGAATTAAGAAATTATTTAATTAAATACTCAAATGACGTATTAAGCGGAGAAAATGTTGCTTGTGAAAAACATAAGTGGGCATGTCTCCGTTTTTTAAATGACTTAGAACGGGAAAGATTTCAACAATTTCCATATGTTTTTAATGAGGAAAAAGCGTTGCGATTTTTAAAGTGGATGACAAAGTTTAAACACACGAAAGGTCCTTTAAGAGGTACACCAATTGAACCAACTCCAATTCAAATTTTTATCTTTTCTAATGTCTATGGCTGGGTACATTATAAAACTGGATATAGAAGATTTACTCTAGGTTACTGGCAGGTAGGAAGAAAAAATGCTAAATCTCAAACACTGTCTTGTGTAGGATCATACGAAGCAAGTGCATTAGGTGAAGGTATGGCAGAGGTTTATATCGGTGCAACAAAAAAAGAACAAGCTAATATAATCTTTAACGAAATGTCTATGCAGATAAGAAACTCAGAGTTTAATGATAAATTCCAAACGAAGTATGGAAAAATTGAACACATTAAATCTAATTCGACGATTGTCTCTCTATCTAAAGAAGATAATAAAAAGGGGGACGGATTTAACCCTCAAGCAGGACTTATTGATGAATACCATTTGCATGAAACAACTGAAGTGTATGATGTAATTCTTACGGGTATGGGTGCCCGTTCTCAACCCTTATTATTCATAATTACGACAGCTGGTAGTGATTTAAATAAACCATGCTATACAGTCGAGTATGATTATGTATCAAAAATATTGAATCCTAATATTCCTATAGAAAATGATAACTATTTTGTGATGGTTAATGAACTTGATAAAGGCGACGATATTAGAGATGAACATAATTGGATTAAAGCGAATCCTATTGCAGCATCACATGACGAAGGTATTGAATATCTGAGAAAGATGATGAGACGTGCAAATGATGTACCATCCTATATGAAGACGTTTTTAACTAAAAATATGAATGTCTGGGTAGATGCAAAGGATAATGGCTATATGAAAATGGATAAATGGAATAAGTGCGGTGAAATATCATCTGCTGATTTAGATGGCAAAGAGTGTTATGTAGGTGTCGATTTATCAAAAAAGATTGACTTAACATCTGTTAGTTTTGTTTTTCCTAATTCAGACGGCACTTATGATATAAGATCGCATTCATTCTTGCCAGAAGAAGCATTACGAGAAAGAGAAAATACAGACAAAGTACCTTATTCTATGTGGGTTGAAGAAGGGTATTTAACTGCTACTCCAGGAGATGTAGTTGATTATAACTATATTGAACATTATATCGATATTATAGTGAGGGAAAAAGGATGGAAAGTAGTTGAAATTGACTTTGACCCATACAATGCCACACACTTCGCCTCTAATATGCAATATAAGGGCTATAAGACGGTTGAAATATCTCAGAGTATGAAAGTGTTAAGTGAGCCGACTTCGTTCTTTAGGGAGTGCGTTTTTGAAGGGAAAGTAAGGCATGATAATAATCCAGTATTGACTTGGGCTGTATCTAACGCGATTGAAAAATCAGATGCACAGGGTAATATAATGCTAGACAAACAGAAGTCAAAAGATAGAATTGACCCGATTGCTTCAACAATATTTGCATTTGTCAGAGCGATGGTTGATGAGGGACCTTCGATTAATGATCATATCGCTAGTCAGGAATTCACATTTTAGGTGGTGCACAAATGTTAGAAAAATTATTAAGAATTATATTGCTATTTTTAGATGACATGCTGCTAATTGCAGGCATGTCATTAATTGTTACTGCAGCATTTATTATTGGTGTTGTATATGGGTTAGTTATAACTGGAGTAATGTTAATTGCTTTAGCGTATTTGATAGGTAGAAAGAGGTGAGTAAATGTTATTTAGCAGTAAAAAATCATTAAATGTAAATAATGAAATATATACTGGCAGTCAAAATTGGTTCAATACAATGTTTAATTCTGATATATCTTCAAAGATTACTGAAGATACAGCAATTAAAACAAGTGAAGTTTATACATGTATTAAAGTTCTTGCTGATGATATTGCAAAATATCCGATATCAGTTAAGCAAAAAGCGAATAATAAGTTAACAACAGAACATACGCATCCAGTTCATATTTGCTTGAATAAGCAACCGAATAAGAATATGACACCATTTGTATGGAAACGTCTTATGATTTTTCACATGATGTTATATGGTAACGCATATAACGTGATTATGAGAAATAATAAAGGTGAAGTAACTGAGATATTACCTCTAAGCCCATTAACGACTTCTAAACAATACGATAGAGATAATGCAAAATACGTTTATTTCACAACGTTAAATGGTAAGCATTACAAAATCGATACTGACGATGTACTACATTTTTTAGAACTTAGTTTTGATGGCCATGTAGGTCTGTCGCCTATTGAAGTTATAAGAGAAAACTTAGCAACAAATATGGGTGGCAATAAGCACCAGGCAAAATTTTATCAAAAGAGTGCGATTCCAAGAGGTATTTTAAAAACTACCGAAATTGTTAGCCCTGAAAACAAAAAGAAATTACGTGAAGCCTGGTACGAAGTAAACAATGAAGAAGATGTTGCAATTATGGACGCTGGACTTGATTTCAGTACAATAACTATTCCTCAGAAGGATGCACAATTCATTGAGTCAATGAAATTTAACAAGCTACAGATTGCTGGTATCTATAAAGTGCCACCGCATAAAATTGGTGAGTTAGATCGTGCGACGTTCTCTAATATTGAACAACAGTCATTGCAATACGTTATTAATACGATACTTCCAATCGTTACAAACTTCGAGCAAGAATGTAACGTTAAATTACTTAATATTGTTGATGAAACAGAAAATCGTTACTGTAAGTTCAATCTTGAAGCAGAACTACGTGGAGACAGTGAATCAAGAGCGAAGATGTATGAAACTATGCAACGCATTGGAGCCTATAATATAAATAACATATTAGATCTTGAAGATATGCCTTTACTTGAAGATGAATTAGGTGACATGCATTTTGGTAACTTGAACTTAGTTCCACTAGATATTATGCGAGAGTACCAGTTATCTAAAGCTAAAGGCAGCAAATCTGATAGTAAAGGAGGTGATAATCAAAATGCCGACTAAATTCTATTCGATGAAAGTATTAAACGAAAGTACAGCAGAAATTGATATTTATGGTGCGATTGAGTCTGAAGGATGGTTTAGTGAAAGTTCAGCAAAAAGATTCAATAACGAATTAAAGGAACTTGGAGATGTAAGTAAGATTTACTTAAACATTAACAGCCCAGGTGGTGACGTATTTGAGGGACAAGCGATTTATTCAATGCTTAAAAGACATAAAGCTCATATTGTTGCTCGTATTGATGGATGCGCTGCCTCCATAGCAAGCGTAATCGCAATGGCTGGTGATACTGTTTCGATGCCAAACAACGCAATGTTAATGATTCATGATCCTTGGACGTTTGCGATTGGAAACAGTCGTGAAATGCGAAAAGTTGCAGATGACTTAGATAAGATTAATGAATCTATCGTGAATACTTATCTAAACAAGACAGATGGTAAAACAACTGAAAGTAATATCAGAACGATGATGCAAGAAGAAACGTGGTTAAGTGCGGATGATGCACTTAAATATGGATTTATCGATGAAATTACAGAAGAAGTTAAAGTTGCAGCATCAATTGATAAATCATTTGCAGAACGTTATAAAAATGTTCCTAAGAACCTAATGAGAAACGATGAGTTAGAATCTGAAAAAGCTAAGGCTTATGCTCAAATTATTGAGTTGGCCAAACGATAGCTACGAGGTGATCTAAATATCTCGACACAAGTTACGTCGTTAAATAATTATTCAAAGGCATGTCAATTATGACGATGCTTATTTTTTATGCAATTTACATCAAAAAAACAATATAAATTGGAGGAAAAGAGATGAAATTAAAAGATTTACAAGCATTACGTGCTAAAGCTTTAGATGAAGCAACTGAAGCAGTAGACAATGGAGATATGGAAACATACAAAGCGAAGTATGAAGAAGCAGAGAGTTATTTAGCGCAAATTAATGCATTAAATGATTTAGAGCAAGCTAAAAATGTTAATACAGTAGTAGATTTTAATTTATTGCCTGGTAATGAATCAGAAAAAGAAGTACAAAACGAGCTTAAAGCATTTGCGAACTATATGCGATCTGGCGAAGTATCTGCTGCTATGGTAGAAAAAACCGATGAAGATGGTGGATATATTGTACCTGAAGACATCAGTATGAAGATTAACGAATATAAACGTAATTTTGAATCGTTAGAAAACTTGGTTAATGTAGAACCGGTAAGACGACCAAAAGGTTCTCGTTTATATGAAAAATTAGGGGACATGACTCCATTTGTTGCTGTTGAAGAAATGGGGGAGATTCCTGAAATTGATGGACCTAAATTTGAACGTATCGTATATGACATCAAAAACTACGCTGGTATCTTACCGATGTCAAACGACTTAATCCAAGATAGCGATGAAAATGTTATTGATTATGCTGCTCGTTGGGGTGCACGTAAATCTGTAGTGACTCGTAACTCACTTATCTTAAATGTTATTAAGACTTTAAGTGCAGTAACACTTAAAACAACAGATGATATTAAGAAAGCAATGAATGTAACGTTAGATCCTTTATTCTTAACAACTTCTGTTATCGTTACAAACCAAGATGGTTTTAATTTCTTAGATACTTTGAAAGATAAGAATGGTAACTATTTAATGCAACCACTTGTTACTGATCCAAGTAAACGACAAATCTTTGGTAAAGAAGTGAAAGTAATCGGTAATAAATTCTTACCATCTGAAGGAACAGTAGCACCATTAATCATTGGTGATCTAAAAGAAGCGGTAACGTTATTTGACCGTCAGCAACAGTCTATTTTAACAACGAATGTCGGTGGTAAAGCATTCACTCGTAACTCTACGGATATGCGATTCATCGAACGTGAAGACGTTAAATTAGTAGATAAAGCAGCTGTTGTATACGGTAAGCTTGATACTGCTGTAATTGAAACTGTTTAGGAGTGAATAATTATGGAAGTGACATTGCTTGAAGAAGTTAAAGAATTTTGCAAAATTGACGGAGATGAAGAGGATGTCACTCTCAATTCATTAATTGAAGCGGCTAAACTCTTCATCTTGTCAAAAACAAATTATCGTTTCGGATTTTTCAAAGATGTTATGGAACAACCTATGGAAAATCAACAAGCTATACTTGCTTTAAAAATGTTAGTGATGCACTGGTATGAGAATAGGGAGCCTACAGGACAAGCAGAATTAATTGCTTATTCGCTCAATGCTTTAATCATACATTTATCTATTGAATATGGAGGGTTTAAGTATGAAAACATCTAAAAAGATAAATGAAAAAGTAGGTAGATTAGATAAAAGAATTACTGTCATCACTACTAACGATGTATCAGAAGATGGATGGAATAATAGTGAAGAAACTGTATTTCATAAGTGCTGGGCGCAATTAGTTGATATTCGAACGAGAGATTATAATTCTGCAGTTCAAGTTGGTACTGAAAATCAAATATATTTCAGGATTAGATTTAAAGAAGGTATCACAACTGATATGAGTATTCGTTACAAAGATGAACATTACTCAATCGTTGATATGTTAGATAAGGATGAACGATTACCATATATGTATATCGTTGCAAAGCGTACAACGTTATGAGCTTAAAGACATCTGGCTTTGATAATGCTAATTTGAATAAGTTGCTAATGAATATCAATGGTGCACGTAACAAAGTGGTTCAAGCAGGCGCAGAAGTACAGTTTAAAGCTATTAAGAAAGATATCTTTGTTGATACAGGTAAAGCAAGAGATAGGCTTATAATAGGTAAACCACATCAAAGAAATGGTGAAACGATAATTAAAATTGGTTGGCCAGAAGGTAGTAAGGTTGAATATAGGGCTCATTTTGTCGAATGGGGCACAGTTCATCAGAAACCACAAATGAAAATAACGAATGCAGTAAAAAATTCAATGGAAGCTAAAAACAGAGCAATGAATGCTGTTATGAGAAGGGAGTATGGTTTGAATGGATGATCCATATAAATTTATTCGGGATATAATCGTTTCTAATAGCGAAATCGTAAAAATGATTCCGTCAGCTAATGTAAGAAATGTAGATATTCCTGAAACTTTGAAAAGTTCTCCGCCATACATCAGAATAACGCTTTTAGATGCTCCCGATTTATCTTTCGGAGATGGTGAAATTAGAGCAGCAGGATATTATTTTCAAGTTGATATATGGCAAAAATCAGGTTTATTAACTTTAGGTAATAAGGTTAAGAAATTGCTTAAGCAAAATGACTTTAGTTGTGTTGACTTTTTAGAAGCACACACAGAAAAGGTATCAGATAACGTCACGCTCTATAGAGATGCGAGACGTTATTTTTATGCATACGAATTAAAAGAAGAAGAAATTTATTAAAAAATAGGAGGATTTATATATGCCATTAGTAAAAATTACAGAAACATTAGGTTCAACAGTAAACATTAGCGGTTTTCACTTTGCAGAATTAACAACAGATGAAGCAGGTAAGGCACCAGTGTATGGTGAAATCAACCATATTCGCGGGTCACAAGATATCAAAGTAAATCCAAGTGAAGATATGATTGAGAACTGGGGAGATGGAGAAGTACAAGAATCTGCAGTATCTCAAGGTAAGACAAAAGTAGATATACAAGCATTTGCGATTCCATTAGAAACAAGAGCGTTTCTTGCTGGTTTAGAAGTTGATGAAAATGGTTTAGTTACGAAACACGGCGGCGTATTGAATCCGCCAAATGTTGGAGCAATCTTTTACAAAGAACGTAAAAACAAAGACATTGAGTGTGTTGCTTTATTGAGAGGTGTATTCCAGGTTGAAGGTGATCAAGCAAAGACTGCAGATGACAAGATTGAATTTGGAAATCAATCAATTACTGGAGAATTCTCTGGAAGAATTTCAGATGGTATTGTTGAATACCGTAAGTATATCAAAAAAGATGATTATACTTCTTTAGATGAATTTTTTACAAAAGTGTTTGGTAAAACTGCACCAGTGACAGCAACGCCTAAGGGTTGGAAAGCGCGTACTATCTAATAAATAGGAGGGATATTTTATGACGACTAAGAAAAATGAATCAGAAACTACAACATCTAAAGATGAAAAGAAAGAAGAGTATGTTGTAGTTATTCCTTTTTATGATGCTGAAGATAAAGGAAAGGAATATTTAATTAATAATCCATACCCGAAGCCAGCAAGTAAGAAGGTAACTCAAAAACGCATTGAACAGTTATTGAAACATGAAAATGGTAAATCATATATTCGTAAGAAGTAAATCATCAGGGGACTTGTTCCCCTTTTATTTTGACCAAAATAAAAGGAAAAGAGGAATTTATAATGACAGAAGAATTAAATTTAGAACAAGAAGTAGAAAAGGACTTTTTAAAGGAGATTACATTAGTTAATTCAGCAGGTGCAGAGCGTACAATTACAGCACCTAAAGTTATACCAGGGCGCGTGTATCGTAAAGCAATTTCACTAGGATATAAAGAACGTAAATTAACTTATAAGAATGATGGAAAAGGGAAATACGAATTAGACGAAGAAGGGAACTTTATTCCAGAACGATTCACTGAAGAAAAAGAACTTGAATTATTAAGTGTGTATGAAGAGTTTATTGTTGAATACTTTAACAATCAATTCACTGTAGAAGAGTTACAAGATGGATTAGATGCACGTATTTATCAGGAAACGTTGTTACACGCATATCATAGTGCGTTGGGAAACCGTACGGTACCAGTGAAGAAATAAGCGATGAAGATATTGAAGATGTAGATCTTGATGATGTTGTGAGAATGTTTGATAAAAATATTGCAGTCATTGCTAAATATTTTAACACTTCTCCATTAGAAATAATGAATGGAGATTATCATTACTACATGTATCAATATAATCTAGCGATAGAAGATGAAGTTAATGCTTCAACTTCAAATAATAAAAAAGTCGAAAGCCTATTCGATGCATTCTAGTGAGTGTATTGAATAGGTTTATTTTTTTGAGAAAGGAGGATATATATGAGTGTAATCGGAGAGCCTATTGGCAAATCGGTTGTTGAAGTTGGTCTTAATGATAGTAAGTTAGTCAGTGGATTAACGAATTTAAATGCAAAAATGAAACTCGCTGATAATACTTGGAAACAGTCACTTTCAACATTCAAACAATCGGATAGATCCATTGAAAAATTATCTGTAAGTGTTAAAGGAATGACTGATAAATTAAAAGTTCAGTCACAAATCGTTGAAGTGCATAAGCAAAAAGTAGCTAAGTTAACTAGTGAGTATGGTGAAACGCATACGAAAGTAATTAAAGCTAATGCTGAACTAAAGAAGCAAGAGGCGACATTCGGTAATTTAAAACGTTCTATTAGTGAAGTTACTAGTGAGATTGAGCAACTAAAGAAAGCAGAACAAATCAATAACTCTCCATGGGGAAAAAGAAGTCAAGAATTACAGCGCTATAGTGATAGACTTTCTGCAGTTGGAGATAAGATGACGAGCATTGGACAGAATATGTCCATGACTGTAACTGCTCCGATTGCTGCAGGATTTGGAATTGCTGTAAAATCATCTATGGACTTTGAAGCACAGATGGATAGAGTTGGTGCTATTTCAGATACTACAGGTAGTAAATTTAATAATATGACAAAACTTGCCATGGAACTTGGTGCAAGTACTACGAAGTCAGCATCTGAAGTAGCAAAAGGTATGGAAGAAATGGCTGCAAAAGGCTATAATGCTAACCAAATTATGCAAGCTATGCCTGGTATTATTTCTGCTGCTGAAGCTTCTGGAAGTGATATGGCGCAAACTGCAGAAGTAATGGCTAGTGCTATGAATGCTTTTGGTATTGAAGCAGGGAAATCAGGACATGTTGCTGATGTTCTCGCTCAAACTGCAAATCAATCAGCAGCCGATATTACAGATATGCAATATGCACTTAAATATGCTGCAGCACCTGCACATTCTTTAGGGATGAGTTTAGAAGAAACAAGTGCATCTATTGGAATGATGGTTGATGCAGGTCTTAAGGGTGAGCAAGCAGGTACTACATTGCGTGGTGCGTTATTAGGTCTATTAGATCCGTCTGAGCAAAACTCAAAGACGATGGATAAAATGGGAATTGCAATCACTGATAATGAAGGTAACTTCGTTGGAATGTCTAAGCTTATTGGTAATTTACAAGAATCAATGGAAGGTATGACAGATACTCAAAAAGCAGCGACTTTATCTCAACTTGTTGGAAAAGAAGCAGTTTCAGGTATGTTGGTCATGATGCAAAAGAGTCCTGAACAAATCAACAAAATGACAAATGCTTTAGAACAGTCAGATGGGGCATCTAAGAAAGCAGCAGATGCAATGATGGACAACTTAAAAGGCGCAGTCGAAGAAATGAAGGGTGCCTTTGAAACGTTAGGTATTCAAGTTGGCCAAGATTTAACTCCTATGATTAAAGGTCTTGCAGACGGTTTACAAAGGGCAGCAACTAACTTCTCTGAAATGCCTGGTTGGGCTCGTAAAACTGCAGTTGGAATTGGCCTAGTTGTAGCTGCAACAGGTCCAGTTATATTAGGACTAGGAATTGTTGCTAAATCTGCAAGTACTGCAGCATCTGGTTTATCAAGGTTAACAGGAACATTTGCAAAGAATACTGTAGCAGCAGAAGTTAATGCAGCGGCAAATTTAGCAGCTGGAGCATCTATTGAAAAACAGAGTGGAAAACTTGGGAAGGTTACAGGATTATTCACTAATCTTAGTAAAGGTGCAATTGGTGCAGCAGGTTCTGTTGGTTTATTAGGTAGAGCAGGGAGTATTGCAACTAAAGGTATAGGATTATTTGCTTCTGGTCCAGTGGGTATTGCAATTGGAGTTGTTGCAACTTTAGCTACAACGTTTAAACTCGCTTATGATCATATTGGTTGGTTTCATGATGGTGTTGAAAATACAAAGAAATTACTTGGAGAAGTAGCATCAACAATTGATTTTGATTGGGTTGGCAATTTAGGTAATGGTATAAAAGATACTGGTAAGTGGTTAGCTGATTCTACTGGTAAACTTGCGCGTTTTGGATTTGAAATCAGTCCTATTGGCATGATTTCAAAAAACACATTTAAAGTAGTAGGAGATTCGGTAAAGAAAGCTACAGATACGGTTGATGTCTTTGGAAAAGGTGTCAGCAAGTCAACAAAGAAAGTGCTACAAGAATATACAGACCTTTCAATGAAAGCCTCTAAAAAACTTGAAGACCTTAAGATTAATCACAAGACAATCGGTGATCAACAATATAAAGAAGTTGTTTCTATTTATTCAAAGATTAATGCTGATGTTACAAAAAAACTTGGTGAACGTCATAAAAGAGAAACTGATGGACTCAGAAAACTTTTAGTTGATACTAAAGGTATCTCTAATCAAGAAAAGCAAAGAATTGTTATTGAAGCGCAATCTGGAAATGCAGCAGAAGTTAAAGCTGCTAAAACGATAAATAAACAGATAATGGATATCTACAAAAAAGCTAAAACTGAAAAGCGTGCATTAACTCGTACTGAAGAAAATAAGATAGCTAACTTACAGAAACAAATGGATCAGAAAGTTGTTGCTTCATTAAGTAATAGTGAGAAAGAGCAAAGAATTATATTAGGAAGATTAAAGAGCAACAAGAAAACTCTTTCTATTCAAGCTGCATCTGAAGTGATTAAAGCGTCAGCTAAAGAGCGTGATGAATCTATTAAGAATGCACGTAAAAAACGTGATAAAACGATAGATGAAGCGATATATCAACGAGATATTACAAAAAATATATCTAAAGAACAGGCAGATAAAATTATTAAAGACGCTGAAAGACAGTATTCAGGTTCAAAGAAGAATGCAGAAAAGCAACATAAAAGTGTGGTAGATGAAGCTAAAAAGCAAAATAAAGGTGTTAGAACAGAAATTGACTCTCAAACTGGACGTGTATTAACTCAGTGGGAAAAAACAAAGAAAAATGTAAGTTTATCAGCTTCGTTTTTGACATCATATGTGAATACGCAATTCAAGAAGTCTTATGAGAACACTTCGAAATGGATGTCTGAAACTAAGAATTCAATTGGTAAAAAGTGGTCAGAGATTAAGACAAATGTTTCAAAATTTGCAGAAGATACAAAAAAAGCTGCCGTAGATAAATTTGAATCTATGTACGATGGAGCAACAAAATGGGTAAGTAACATCGGTAAATTTATTACAGATTCAAAGAAGGGTATTACTGATAAAGCTTCTAGCATGGGTAAAAGTGTTGCAAATGGAGCGATCGGTGGGCTTAATGGCATGATTGATGGAATTAATTCAATTTCATCAAAGATTATGGACAAAAACTTATTAAGTAAAATTCCAAAACTATCTACAGGAACAGTTAAAGATGGTGCTATTGCAAAACCAACACTTGCAGTTGTGGGAGATAAAGGCCCTGGTAATGGTCCTGGTGGGTTTAAGAGAGAAATCATACATCGTGCTAACGGTGATATGGAACTCACACCTGCAACTGATACATTAGTACATCTTAATAAAGGTGATAAAGTTTATAACGGAACACAAACGTATAGCTTAATGCAAAAAGGTTTGATTCCAAGATTTAGTATCGGTACTGCTATTAAAAATGGATGGGAAAATACTATGGAGTTTGGCTCCACAGTAAAAGAATCTGTAGTAGATGCATCGAAAATGGTAGGAAAGATTGCTGGAGACGTTTTCGAATATATCGAGAATCCAAGCAAACTCGTAGATATAGTATTAGGTAAGTTAGGAAGTGCCTTTGATAATGTTGGGGGTATAACTGGAGATCTCGGAAAGTCTGCATTTACATCAATTAAAAATTCATTAGTTAGTAAAGTTAAAGAATGGCTTGAAGAATTTAGTGGCGGGGATGTAGATGGTAGTGAGATTCTTAATTGGCCGAAAACAACACCGTATAGTCCGAATAGTCCAGTGCCAGGATATCCTGCATCTTTTAACGGAGGACGACATTACGGTATCGACTTAGGTATACCATCAGGAACAACAATTCATGCGCCGACAAGCGGTACTGTTTCTCAACAATATAACTACGGTGGTGGTATTGTAGCACGTCTGATATCTGGTAAAATCGCTCAATACTTTCTGCATTTAAGTAAAGTGTTGAAAAAAGGGCCAGTTAAACAAGGCGACGCGATTGCTAAGTCTGGTAACTCAGGAGCATGGACAACTGGTGATCACTTGCACTATCAAGTAGAAAATCCAGCTTCTTCAGAACTGACGAATAGAAATACTATGGATCCAGTAGCATTCCTAAAATCAAAAGTTTCTAGTGGAAAAGATACTGCGGGTAAAAGTTGGGCAAGCGAGATAAGAAGAGCAGCAAGTCAGATGAAAGTTAAAATAACAGATGGTGATGTTCGAAATATTTCAGCTCAAATTAATAGAGAGTCAAGTGGTAATCAGAATATTGTTCAATCATCAGCAGTTTGGGATAAAAATACTGCAAGTGGTAATCCTGCTCAAGGATTATTGCAATATATTCCACAAACATTCAGAGCATACGCTGTACCAGGTCACACTAATATTAGAAGTGGTTATGATCAATTATTAGCATTCTTCAATAATTCAAATTGGAGAAATGATAATCCCGGAGGAAGAAGTGGATGGGGCCCAAGTGGTGTAAGACGTTTTGCAAATGGTGGATTCGTTAAAGATGAAAGTTATATTGCAGGTGAAGAGTATGAAGAAGCTATCATACCAATGGACCCAAAGAGAAGAGATAGAGCTAATCAACTATTAGCAGAAGCTAATTATAAAGTGAATGGCCCTATTAAGCTTTCGAAAGGTACTTCTAATAAAACACACAGAGTTAAATGGGGAGACACGCTTTGGGATATATCACGTAAGAATAGAACTACTGTTAAAGCGTTGCAACTTTTAAACGGTATTAAAAACCACTTAATCTATCCTGGTCAGATTATCAAATTAACAGGGTCTATTACTAATTTAAGCAATAATGTATCAAAGCAAACTAAAGTACAATCTAAGCCTAAAGCATCTACTTCGTATATCAGTAGAGCACAATCTCTTTACAATACTGGAAAGTCAATTCTTAACAGAGGTAAATCAAGTAATAAAGTCACTGGTAAAGATGATGTTAACCTTGGGACTTTGATAATGAATAATACTAAGAATTTAGGTTCGTTATCACTTGAAGCTGCACAGAAGAATATAGACACCATTGTTAAAAAGATAAATTCTATGATTACTTCAAGCACCGGTAAGATTTCTAGTTTAAATAATAAGATTAGTAAATCTACAAACAAGAAGACGATTGCTAATGCTAGAAACGACATCAAGGCATATAAAGCACAGATTGCTAGTTTTAAAAAATTAAAGCAGAATGAAGTATTAAAAACGAATTATCTTAAAAATTTGATTAAAGAAAAATCCAGTTTAACTGCTAAACTTAATCAACGAACAGAAGAAGGCAAGGCATTACAAGAAGAAAAAACAAATTATCGTTCTTCTATAGCGAGTAACCTACAGAACTATGCAGGCTTCGGTGTTGCAAAAGGGCATACATCAAGAGACTTTGTTTCATTCATGAAGTACAGATTAAGTAAGATGAAAGAATACGCTTCTAATGTCCGCAAACTTAAAAGTATGGGATTAGATCCAATTCTTTTAAGAGAGTTATTAGCTGGTGGTATCGAGAACTCTATGCCTCGTGTAGCAGCATTAGTAAAAGGTGGCAAAGGATATATTGGTCAGATTAATACATTACAAAAATCTATTAATGCTGAAGTAAATAAAATATCTAGTGAGCAAGCTAACTTTGGATATAACAGTGATATTAATGCTAATAATAAACAAATTCAAACATTGAAGAATCAACAAAAGAAAATCGACAAAAAGAAAGTCGTTTATCTAAATGAGCGTAAACGTATTACTAAGTCTAATGTAAAAGCTAATCCGAAGAAACCTATAAGTAATACCTCACGTACTGTAACTACAATGCGAACACATAATATCAAGTGGGGAGATACTTTGGGGCATATTGCTCAAAGATATGGCACTACAGTAAATGAACTTAAGAAAGCTAATAACCTTAAGTCAGATATGATTTATGCTGGCAGAACGCTTAAAGTACCAACGAAAAAAGTAGTTCAGTTACCGAAAACGCAAACTGCATTAGATAAATCTACTAAATACATCATGGACACTGCAAAGCGTTATCAGTTAGTTAATAACTCTAGCAAGCTTAATAATCTGCAGAAACAACTTAACAAGATTAAGTCAGATAAAGATAAGAAAAATGATGTAGTGATTACGAAGTTAGAAAAAACGCTGCGAGACTTAACTAAAAAATATGACAAGCAAGACGATGTAGTTAAATTGCTTCAACAACTTGTCAATAAAAACCCTGATATCCTTTTAAATGGTGTCAAGCTTACGAAAGAAATGGATAAATTGTTAGCAACTAATTCAAAGATTAATGCAAGGAGGAAAGCACGATGAGAATAAAATCAACAGGATTCTCTTATAATAATAAACATTCATCTGCATTTGATATCCGTATTACGGATATCAATCTTCCTTTGCCTGAATCTAAAGAAATAAGAGAGACAGTTCCTCATATGGATGGGGATTATGATTTCACTAATGCATATGGTCCTACAAAGTTTAATAATCGTAAAATCACAATTGATGGTTTTGTAATACCTGAAATCAATCAACGTATGATGCAATTGAAACGTGAAATTGAAACCTGGCTTTATAATGTCGGATGGCTAGAACTAACCGTTGATTATGATGAAGAGCATTACTATATTGCAAAATGTAATTCATGTACATGCAAACTGAATGTAAAAGATAAACGATTAGATATAAATATAGACTTTGAAGCTAAACCAAAAGCGATAAGTAAGTTAGACGGCAAGGCGGTGCTTTAATGTATACTGTGAATTTAAAACGATTTGATAATACGGATAAAGTGACAATTTGGGACTATAGAAGAGATGATAATATTATGAAGTCTGGAACACTTGATAAAAGTGTAGATCAGATAGATGAGTTTAAATTTGAGCTTATTAATGATAGTCGTCAATTCGAGTCATTTTTAACACTCGTTGAAATAAAGAATGAATTAAAAAACAAAATCGTATTCCGAGGAAGAATTTTAATACCGTCTCAGCATATGGCTGAGGACGGTATTTTTAATTCTGATTATACGGTTGAAGGTGCTGCTGCTTATATGCATGACAGTTATCCATCTTATAAGTTTTTTGAGAGTGCGACTCCAAAATCATATATCACATTTTTAGTTAATGAACATAATAAGCAAGTTGAATCATATAAACAGATAAAACTTGGTGCTGTAAATTTTACTATGAAAGAGCAAGTATCAGAAGCTGTAGAGTATGATACAACAAAATATGCATTCACCTATCTAGAGAAGACGGTATGGCAGCATATTGTTGATGACTGTATTGGTCGTTGGGGTGGTGAAATATTAGTAAGATACGAAGCGGATGGAACATATATTGATTGGTTAGATTCAATAGGTACGAAGAAAGATGCTGCTTTAAGAATCGGAAAGAATATTAAATCATTCTCTAAATCTATTGATCCAACAAATGTTGTGACACGTTTAATACCATTGGGACCTGCAGAAGAAAGTGCTGCTGGGCAGTCGCAAAGATTAACCATAGTTGAAGACTCGCGAAGCGGCGGTAAGAATTACATTGATATACCTGAATTACAGAAGATATATGGGATTCAAAATGGTATAGAGATATTTGAAGATGAGTATACGCCAGACACATTATATAATGCTGCAAAAAGGAAAGTTGAGGATATAAAGAAGAATTTAGTAAAGCAGCAAATGCAGATTAACTTACTTGATTTATCATATATCGGTATAGATCCAGATGAGTATGAACGAGGTCATCAATATGAAGTTTTCTTTGAACCTTTTGATGTTAAAGAGTGGATGCGAATTATATCAACAAATGAAGATATCACCAATCCACATAATAAGTCAGTCGTTATAGGTGAAAAGCCATTATCTATAGATGACGTTCAAAAGTCTATAGCTGAGCAGAGAACAAAGTTACTACAAAGAAAACTCACTGAATCAACAACAGCACTCAATTCTAAAATCGGTACAGTATCTAATGATCTGCAAAACGTAACAAAGGGATTTAATCAATCAACTTCAACGCTACAAACAAACATTCAATCGCAACAACAGTTAATCACTGGTGTGACTTCAGGTGTGACGTTAAGTGATATTAACGGATTTCAACCAATCAAGAACAGTACGTTGAACATTGGAATGTCAGTATTCAGAGTGAGTCCACCACAAATAGATTACGGTGTTCAGATTAGCGATGGTTTCTTCTCTACAACGAGTAATACACCACTTCAATTTGATGGGTATAACGTTATACATTTTCAAAGATATCTCAAAGTAAGTTTCTCTTCTTATATGAGTGATGGTGGAAGCGGAGTAATAGAGGTCTTCAGCTATGATGGCATAACAACGACTTACTACAATTCAGTTATTGTAGATGTTACAGGTAAAGGCAGTCAAAGGTTGAACGAATTATTAATTGATTTAGGAAGACCGACAAAAAGAGTGCTTAACTTCTATTTCAGAATTAAATCGAACAGTGCATCGAGTATTAATGTAAAGACCTTATATGTTGGAACAACAGATTATTAGGAGGGATGATATGGAAGCCTGGTCAGTATTAACTAAAATGATTGATGGAGAAGAAAAGATAGTTAAAGCAGGACTGAATCTCGTAGTAGATGACGACTACGACAGAGCAATCATTGTCGATGAATCCAAAGCAAGACAATCAGAAAAATTAGAAGTAAAAGATGGAGTTGTATCAGTGAAATCTGACGCGACTCTTTTAACATTAAAAGAACTTAACGAAACAACAAAACTAAAGGAGATTATTCCAGTAGTAATCTCGAAAGAAGCGGAGGAGTAAGATGGATATCAATTCTATTTGCACTAAAAGTAATTTCCATAATTATGTGACTATAAAACAGTCTGATAAAACTAGCTTAATTGAGTTGTTGCTAAGAGGTGCAGATGGTTCGTTACTTAGTAATCTGTCCTCAGAATGTACAGTAACATTATTAGATACTCTCACAAATGAAGTCAGACAAAGCACGACAGAACAAATACAGAACGGGATACTTTCATTTAGAGTGATAAATGATTTGGAAGCTGTAGATCATACAATTGAAATAACAACACTCAATGGCACGAAATTCCCTTCAGATGGAGATTTTAGATTAAAAGTAACAGAAACTCATGATCGTTCTATATTAAAAATAATCAAAAATATATCTGAAGAACTAGCTCTTAAGGTTGTAACACAGCAAATACTCAATAAAATTGAAATGTTAAAAGTAGATTTTAGTCGTTTTATAAAGAAAGGAGAAGTTACAGTTCATGATATTGATAAGAATCAAGGACTATTAGATGGTACTTACTTTACTGATGAGTTTAAATCAGAATTATCTAAAGGTAATATCAATGTCACTAATCTCTTGGACAGCTCGGTTACAACTCCTAAAATTGCAGACAGAGCAGTCACGCCGTCAAAAGCAAGTTTTTTCACAAATACGAAGAATTTATTTGATGGCACTTACTATAGAATATTCGTATCGGGCGCAATCGGCACAACGAGTGCATTTTTATATAACAACGATACAAACAGACGTACAGCAATTGTGCCTGTAGTCGCAGGGAGAACATACTATGTTAAGTCACATGATCCTTTAATAACCGATAATTTCAGAATAGGATTAAACCAAACGATTCCAGCTTCTTATGACGAATTGCATGGTAATGTAAAAATCGCATCAGTAGCTGTATATAATGACGTATTAAAAGGAAGTTCTTTTACTTCTAATATTACAGGTTATGCATTTATTACTGTTTCAAAATCAGGACAAGAGCCTAGACTTCAAGTAGAAGAAGGAACAATAGCAACAAGTTATGTGCCAACAAACAGAGCGTTAAATGAAAATGTCATGCCAGTATCTATAAAAGCTGACATAGATAGTGCAAAGATGACAAGTCAAGATAATAAAAATTTGTTAGACAAAATTGTGGTTAAATCTAAAGTCAACCTATTTGATGGACAGTATTATAAATACAATTTAGGTGGGTCGATTGGTGGTAATGCTATTATCACTAATAACAATACCAACGCTCGAACGGTAATATTCCCGATTATTACCGGAGAAACTTATAGCGTTAGTATCTACGACAAAGAATTAAGCGATAGATTTATCTTAGGCGTGCATACGAAAATGCCAACATTTGCAACAGGGGATACCGAGAATTTAACGAAACTTTTAGTGTATAATAATGCTCTTAAACAATATACGTTCATCGCTGAATTGACTGGGTACGCATTTTTATTAGTTTCTTCAGCAAGTCAAAAGCCTAGAATACAAATAGAAAAAAGTAGTGAAGTTACTAAGTATTCTCCACCACAAGTAATTAATACTGAATATGTTGAAGAAGCGATAAATAATAATAATGAGTTAGCACTTACCTCGAAAGTGTCGAAAAGAAACAAAGAAATATTAGATAGTAGAAGTTTTTATCCTAGTCTTTCAAATGTCTCTTATAACAAAACTGATCCGGGTGCTAGATTTATTGACTACTTTGACAATAAAATGTGGGGGTACACAGGTAGAGATGGAACAATCAGTTATTCGACTGACGATGGGGGTACGTGGACTGCTTATACAAAGAGTTGGGATATTGCTGACGGGTGGATTAATCGACTGATGAAAACTGCTGATGGCGAAGTTATTGCCATGACAGGTAATGTCATTAAAAAGTCATCAGGGTGGGCGACAGGTAATGTAACTTGGTCAACTAACAAAATCACAAAAAGTCCAAACTCTACATTATTCCAATTTTCATTAGATGGAAATGGTACGAAGTTTATCGCTTGCGAATATGGCGCTAGTATACCGAACTGGGTTGACAGTCGTTTCGTTTGGATTAGTACAGATAAGGGTGATACGTGGGATGTAGTATGGGATTCACTCGAAAAATTAGGAGAGGAAAAAAATGCTGAAACTCATCTACATGGTGTTGCTTATGACAGATGGGACGACCGTTTTTACTTTACACAAGGTCATGGTAGAAATGGT